CTGTAGATGCAGCTGCAATGTCATATTCAGCTACGGCAGGTACGGCAGAGTATAGGGTAGAAGTGAAAAATCTGACCGGCAACAGTGTAAGTCTCACCAGCCTAATAGTAGAGGCAAGGGTTAACGAAGATGACAGTGCACCGCTTAGTGGCGACGAGTCCAGGATAATCATAGTGAGTACTTCTGTCACCATACCGGCAAGGACAACGGAGACTTATACGGGCAGCATCAACGTCCCTCTGGACAGCTATACTCCCCGTAATATATATATACATGCAAAAGCTGTTGTCAGAAATAAAAATTATAGCAGTGGGTATGCATCATTAGCTTAAAAGTATAATTGATTAAAAATAAATTATTATGGAAGTAAAAGTAAACAAAATGGTAGGCTTCAAGGTAAGCCTTACAGGAACAGGAACCAAGTACACTGTAAATGCCAATGTATCGGCAGAGAATGACAACGTTACCTCAGTCGAGAACGGAACAGTCAAAGATACGGACGGTACAGAGCTGGCTAATTTCAGTAGCTATGGTTCTGGTTCTCTCAGTATCAACTTTAAGACGTCGGATGAGACAGTGATGGCAAGCATACTGACAGATGTAACAGCATTCATCAGCTACTGCAAATCCAATGTAGCCACTCTTAGCACCGTATCAGAATAACCATTAAATCAATAAAAATGAAAGTACAGACAATCAAGGCGGTAAATGCCTACAAAACACTCAAAGAGTTAAAAGTAAACAGCATGAGCGATGATGCCATGCTTATTGTGTGGAAAAACATGAAGGCCTTGCGCCCTGTAGCGGAGACATATGACAAAGATGTTGAGGAGACTCGCAACACGCTTCAAGACGAAGAGTTCAAGACAATGCAGGCAAGACTTCAGAAGGCTCAGGAACGTGACGGAAAAGTCAAGTCGGAAGGCTATGTCCTGACAGCAGCAGATCGGAAGGATGCCGGAGAGATTAACACCTGGTTCGCAGACTGGAGTTCAAAAGGCGAAAAATTCCTTAAATCTCTTGCTGAAAAGGAAATTGAGGTAGAAGTAAAGATGATTGATGCAGCAGAACTGTTGAAGGCTTTCAAGACATCAGACAAGACCTTTGAAGCGATGGCTGAACTTGAGTGGTTAACAAAATAAAAACAGTAGTATGATGAATATATTTTTCGGTTTGAATATACTTGTGCTGGTCCTCGTCATGGCCTGCATACTGGTTATGATAGCCATGGGCATTGACCTGGCTTTCCGATGGCGAAAAGCTAAACTTCGAGGTGAGGCACATTCCTCCTATGCCTTCTCACGGACTTTCAGCAAGTTTTTGCTCTATGAGGGCATGATGGTGATATCGGGGTGCATCGATATTTTGATACACCTTGCAATTTATACTTTCGGCTATATCTATTATGTGCCCATCGTGGCATGCGTAATAGCAATCATCCTGTGTATCACAGAGGGCTGGTCTATGAGAGAGAAAGCAGACGCCAAGACACGCAACCGTATCAACAATGCCGTTGAATTCCTCCAGAAGACCTGTTCACGGGATCAGATTGTCGGGATGATGACAGACGCACTTAAACAAGCAGATCATGAAACAGCAAAGTAGATTATTATTGATAGCAGCAGCCTTCGTGCTGTTGCTGTCCAGTTGCAGAATAACAAAGTATATTCCCGTCAAGGAAACACATACCGATACGGTGTATAAAGCCCGTATAGACAGTATTAAGTGGATAGAGAAGACAAGACTTGTAGACAGTGTCAGATGGCGAGACAGTGTGTCTACTATTGTAGATGCAAATGGGAGCATTACCCGGACGGATACATGGCATTGGAGAGACAGAACCTCTTCCATGAATGACAGTCTCCTGTACTACAAATTCAAGCTGGACAGTACCCTGCAGTCCAAGGCCGACAGTGTGCCCCAGCCATACCCGGTATATAAGAACAAGTATGTCGAAAAGTTATCAGGATGGCAAAACTTTATTATGAAAATAGGATATGTAGGGTTATTGGCCATCATCCTTGCTTTGGTCTATGGGGGCGTAAAAGCATGGAAGAAATTCAATGTGGCAGGCATACTTTCTAAAATAATAAAACACATAAGATTATGACAGAAGAACAACTAAGAAAAATAGCTCCTCATGTAAGTGAGAAGAATATAAAGATATATACACCGCTACTCAATAAGTGGATGCCGTATTATTCCATCAAAAATAAGTTGAGACAGGCAGCATTCATAGCACAGATACTCCACGAAACGGCATGTTTTCGATACACCGAAGAAATTGCTTCAGGAGCAGCTTACGATACTGGTAAACTTGCTATCAAGTTGGGCAACACTCCACAAAAAGACGGTGATGGAGAAAAGTACAAGGGGAAGGGGTGTATAATGATCACCGGAATGACCAACTATATTGCTGTATCGAAAGGACTTGGTGTTGATTTCGTTACTCACCCGGAACTGTTGGAACAGCCCAACTATGCCGTTCAGTCAGCCTGCTGGTGGTGGGCAACCCACGGACTCAATCTACTTGCGGACAAAAGCGATTTTATGGCCATAACTAAGAAGATCAATGGCGGTTACAATGGCTATCTCGACAGGGTGATGTATTACAAGAGGGCATTGGCCATAATAGCATAGTTTCAATCCACGCACCCATATAGGACGTGACTGTGTGCTCCTCCACCGAGACATGATACGCAAGGTAGATAAGATTATACAGCGAGGCAACCGTACTTCGCCTTCGCTGCTGTTTAAGATGTTAATGAAGCGAAAAATGCTACAGCTTTCTTTCTTTTTTATTATCTTTACAGAAAATATTTTTCAAAGAACCTTTTAATTGATACAGTAAATGCAATTACGAATATTCAAATATCAAAGTGAAGAAGAGCGGATGCTCAATGATATTACAACCCTCGAGATTGAAGGTGAAATATGGTTCGTCGCCAAAGATGTATGCGACGCGCTTGAAATAAAAAATGCAAGAGACGCTATCTCTAGTTTAGATGAGGATGAGAAGCAGACGTCGGTAATACCGACGTCAGGTCAAAACAGAACCGTTAATATCATAAATGAAAGTGGCTTGTATACTCTGATCTTTAAGAGTAGAAAGGACTCAGCTAAACTATTCAGAAAATGGGTAACGAAAGAAGTGATACCTTCTATAAGAAAAAAGGGATATTACGGCAGGATTGACCGGACACAAGTACCTAATTTTTATCTTAGATACAAAGATAATTTGCAAAAGATACCCAGAGCTTATTGCAGAAATGACTATTTTTGTAAAATATTGATATTAAAGCATTTAATAAAAAGTAATTTTATCTTGTTAAAACATTGTTTAAAAATAGTGATTTTTATTCTTTTTAGATAAAACCCATACGTTTTTTCTGGGTAAAAAGTGAAAAATGTTATTTTTTTTGATTGTTTTATGTGTTTAAATCAACATCAGGAGTGATGTCGATATTATCAGCATAATGAGCATAGTTGCACATCCTGAATTATTATTGATATTGGTTTGTACGTTATTCTCAATTCTTAATTTCTTTACGTAGTCATATGCTTCCACCATTCCTGTTTTATAGGTGTCTTTATAATATTTTACAGCTGCAGCTGCACCATTGTTTTTTATAATCGATATAATCTTTTCATCTTCCTGGCTTAATTCTTTTGGGGTGCTATGTACGGTCTTTGCTTCTCCGGCTTTGAAATGTTTACCACATTTTAAACAGGTAAGTGTTACATTATTCTTGCCTATTGTACCGGCAAGGATTCCTAACGGACCGGCCACAATACCACCCATTAGAGCTTTTCCACCTGAAAATCCTTTTTGATCTGCATGTAATTCTCTTGACCCACATTTGGGACAAACTAGGTACTCTTCATCTTTTTTCACGGAAGAGTTAATAGGGCATCCGCAATGAGGGCATGATGATGCCTTGTCGCTTATGTCTTTTCCACATTCAGGACATTTAATAATCATATTGCTTCATTTTATTACTTAAGTTCTTTGTTTTAGTGTCAACCAACATATTCATGTAGGATGCGTTGATTAGAATTTCTTGATGCTACCGATAACCTGATATACTTTGCTCAATTTGTTTCTTGGAATTGTCTGGGGAGTATATTCTTTGTTGTCTGGTTTCAGAACAATTACCTCTCCTTTATCCTCTATTCTCTTAACAGTTCTAAGATCGTTGGTTGTTACAATAGCATATATCTTGTCATTTAAGAGGATAGAAAAGTCTTCTATTTCCTTAAGTGCTATTATATCTCCCCCTTCTATGGTAGGAGACATTGAATTTCCTGTAACATTACAATAGCAAGTTGCTTTGTCATTATAAGGAGGATAATCAATGAGGTATTCTGGATTGCGAGTTTGATCGTTAACCATCATATCAAAACCTAATTCAAAGTCAACGTTAAAGTATGGTCTTCCTTTTTGTATGCTAGGTTTGGGCTCAGAACTACCATTTTCTGTTTTCAACATATTACCAGTACCGGTAAGCAGCCAATCTATATTCAATTCAGGGTGTACAATTCTTATTTTATCTAACGAGGATGTGCTTATATCTTTTTTTATTTTAGATATAAACCCATTACCAAGTCCAGTTTCTTTTTCAAATTTTCCCTGGCCTATACCTAGCGATTTTTGATATTTAACCAATCTGTCTTTTATCGTTTCCATATTTTCCATATTCTTTTTAGAAAAATATCAGTAAATATTTTGTAATACTGAATTTATTCTGTATATTTGCACCCGACATCCACACATGTCGCATACAAAATGTTTATATTTCCTCTTTAGAGGTTTATATATTAAAGTCCTGTTGGTAAGTGTGGATACCAATGGGGCTTTTCTTTTTGCCCACTCCATAATCGACGGGAATAAGTCTACACTTGGGTTATGGTTTAAAGTCTACAAGGGACAGCGCAAAGACAATGGTAAACGAAACGTGGATGCCAGCGCAGCGACAAGTAAGCGAAAAGCCACGGAAACCGATACAACTTGTTGGTTATCGGTCAGCCAATACAGGTGATATACCAGTGTGTGCTGCATAGACCAAGAGAGTAAAAACCTCCTAAAGGCTAACTATGCAGCGTTCTAGGTTCAACCCAGTATGTTTTTTATAAATATAATATTAATATTATAATTAAATTATACTCTTTATGGAGTGTATCAATAAGTTAAAGAACGATTTTAAAATTTATGTCTTATGTTTAAAGTTTTTATTAGAATTATTAAAATGCAGCGTCATATAGATGAATTGGAGCATTGTATTGAAAATTTAGTTATTAATATAACTACAGAAGGATGTCATCCTATGTCTCAACCTAAAAGTGTTCCATTGTATCATTTTGTTTCTGAGTTCTTGTATTTTTTAAAAACTAAACATCCGGAGATTTTTCAAGAATGGAAAGTGCTCACTAACGGAAAAGATTAAGCGCGGCCATAAGACCCAGTATGCCTGTTATAAGCCCTATTATGAACGATACGAGGCTTCTCCATCTAATTGACTTTTCATATCTAAGTTTCTCTTTTGTCAAGATAAGAATTTCATTTTTAAGTTTTTGGATTACTCTTTCGTGATCTTCTTCTTCCTCTATTGCGATATATCCTCCTTTTGATAAAAATGCTTTACCTAATGGGGTTATCTCGCACAAATACTGGTCTGGCATCATTAATTTAGAGATTATATCCACATATCCTTTTGGGTACAAATCTCTATCGATTATTTCTCTTTCATTTTCATCGTATATTTTTTCGAGTGATTTTGCTTTGCCTATTTTTTGAAGTAGATCATTCTTTTCTTTATTGCTGAATATTTCCATAGTCTTCTTTCATTCTTTTTTAATAAGGTATATTCTTTAATATATATCTTGATTATACAATAAAAGTTAAATACCGAAATAATTCAGCAAATTATTTGTTTTGCCGAAATAATTCTGTATCTTTGCATACATGAACGATGAACGTTGACCGCAAAGATACTGAAAATATCTGAAACGGCAAGAAAAACAATTAAAAAATAAAAGTTATGAGTAAAAGTCAGTTTAATTCAAGTTTGAGCAACATTATGAAGCTCGCTTGGCAGATGGTTAGAAAGAACGGTTATACTCTTTCTGAAGCTCTCAAAACAGCTTGGGCAAACGCAAAACTTGTAGCAGCTATGCACTCTAAAATATGTAAGTTTTACTTTCAGAAAGTAGACGGCAGCATTAGAGAAGCATACGGTACTCTCAAAGAGGATTTGATACCCCAGACGGCTGGTGATAACAATAGAAAGAGAAATGATACTGTACAGGTCTATTTTGATACTGAAAAAGAATCTTTCAGATGTTTCAAAAAAGCAAATCTTATAAAAATAGCATAATGAAAAAATTTTTCAAGAGTGACATGTTCACAATTATAGCATTTGCAATAGCAATGTTTTTGGCATTTATTGGCAACATTTTAATGCACTAATAATGGAAAGGTTAAATCACATAATAGATAAGATTAATGACTCTCTCGCAAAGAAATGTTACGATAATGGCGAAATGAGTGCATGTGTAGATTATTCTACGAAACAGGGCTATATTGAAGTTGAGTTAATGAATGATGATGTAGTAGTGACAATCTTCCATAACAACATCAATAACGAGAGAGGCTGTGATAATCTTGCAGAGTACATCAAATCTAAAATTGACTTAGAGTATATTTCATCTTCTATCTTTAGCGAGCAAGACTCTTGGCAGGGTGATCCTGGCTTTTCAAGCGAACAGGACTATATCCGATATAAATACCTCTGACGTGTTGAAATAAGGCACTACGATCGAATTGATTAGAGGTAACAAGGTGGTAGCAGCTCCACTTATTAAAAGCTTTTAGGCGTAATCCAATGTTAAGCCAGATGTGATAACCGCACGAATTGGCGCAAACCTTACATAGAGGTGAGCGGTAGAAACCCCAAAGAAGAGAAAATCAAGCGATGATAAGAGCTAATTTACTTGTTGGGTTCACTGAAAGATGTGATAAATGAAGAGAAACTATAAACCCGTGCTGCCCTTTGAGGCTGCAATTGAATTGGGCACGGGTACTAATTATTAAAATGCAAGAATATGAAAAATAAAAACAAAAAATTCAAGTCACTGAAAAGTGTGCTCGTATTATTACAACAATTACAGGTAACTCATTTATTTAAAAAACCAATTTCGGTAGATGTCTATTGTGAAGATAAATTTGTTAGTGTAACTATCTTCTTTAAAAATAATGAAAGCGTTAAAACTGTTTATTTCCACCAGTCTGATACCGAAAGTGACCTTAAAGAAAAATACTTAAAAGTTATAGAAATTCTAAAAATGGAATAAAATGGAGAAAACACTAAAGAAGCATAGTCTTTCTTATACGCAACTATTTGATAATATAGGTGTTGGCAATTATTTACATGTGCTAAATACAGTATATTCAAAAAAAGCGATACAGACGGAGTGTAGCAGACAAAATAAGTATGCTGGTTGCAATAACCTAGATAACAAGTTTACAACTTCAACGACCATCAAAAAAGGTTACATTACTATATTCCAAAGACGATAATGGATTTTAATGATTTGAATAGAATCATATCTGATTTTATCCAGATAGGTTATATGACCGCCGTGCAAGCATACGAGCCGTGTCAAGACAGGATAAGGTTGTCAGATGTAAAGAAATGGCTTAAGATGATGAATATTGACTATAATAAATTTAAGAATTTAGTCGATATTGGAACGATTAAGGCACGGAGGCTAGGTACAGCTAAAAACTCTCCCTTGTATTACTCTAAAAAAGAAATAAAGCAAGCCCTAGCGACAGCTAAGGTCAGTAAAATATTAACAGTATCTAAAATAACAAAACTATGAGTTTAATTAAGAAACCGTCAGAATTGACAATCCCTAGTACCGTGAAAATGATGATTTACGGTCAGGCTGGTATGGGTAAGACTACACTGGCATTGAGTACTCCTAAACCTCTATTATTGGATTTCGATAATGGTGTTAAGCGTGTAAATATGTCGCATTTGGACGGTGTTGATATTGTCCAGATTACATCATGGGTTGATGTTCAGCAGGTTCTTAAAGAGGATTTGTCAGCATATCAAACAATAGTAATTGACACTATTGGTAAGATGATGGATTTTATCATATCTTATAAGTGCGGTACTAGACAACCCCAAATAAGAGACTGGGGCGGTATCAATCTAGAGTTTTCCTGGCTTACAAGAACGGTATCGAGTCTTAATAAAAATGTTGTATTTGTAGCTCACAGAGATACACGCAAAGAGGGCGACGATACTGTTTTCATTCCTGCATTACGTGAAAAATCCTATAATGCTATTGTCACAGAGTTAGATTTGCTGGGGTATCTCGAAATGAAAAACGAAAACGGCAGACAGATACGTACAATTACTTTTGACCCGACTTCGCGAAATGATGGAAAAAATACTTGTAATCTTCCCGGTATCATGTCTATTCCAACTATTGTTGATGCACAAGGACAGTCTACTGCAAAGAATGACTTTGTTATTCAAAAAGTTATCAATCCTTATATTTTGATGCTCTCACACAAGAAACAAGAAGTTGATAAATATAACCAGTTGATGGAAGAAATAGAGGAAGGTATTAACCAAATTACCGATGCTCAGTCAGCACAGTACTTTGCTGAGCATATTAAAGATTATCAGCATGTAGGTTCTTCGCTGATGAAAGCTAGAAATCTATTCTCTGCCAAAATTAAAGAGATAGGTGTCACTTATGATAAGAAAACAAAGACATACAACGATGCAGCAGCATGATTATAAATTTTATGCAACACTTCTTGATAGTTTTATGGACTATCAAGACAGTGATGTAATATACGATCGTTATTGGGGCTGGTCAGATAATCCGCCTCATACTCCAGAGGAGTTTCATGACCTGCAGTTTCAAGAACTGATTAATCGAATTAACCGTGTACCTTTTGATAGTGAGGCAGCTGATAAAGGAACGGCATTCAATGAAGTTGTTGATTGCCTGATAGAAAAACGTAATTCAGATAAGGTTAAGATAGAAAAGATAAAAAATAATGGTTGTGTAGTTGCTGTTATGGCAACATACAATAACCGGATTTTTACTTTTGATATCAATCTTGTACGGGAGTTTGCTGATTATTACAAAGGTGCTATTACTCAACAGTATGTAGAAGCTACACTGTCTACTTCTTTGGGTAATGTGCTTGTGTATGGTTTTATAGATGAGCTGATGCCTACTTCTGTGCATGACATCAAAACCACTTCCAGGTATTCTATAGGCAAGTTCAAGACTCACTCTCAGCATCTTGTATATCCTTATTGCCTTATTCAAAGCGGTAATGATGTACGAAAATTCGAGTATAACGTTGCCGAAATAGGTAAATACAACTATTCGACATACACTGAAACGTATGTTTTCAATTTAGAACGTGACGTACCTATTCTTACACAACGTTGTGAGGATTTGATAAGATTCGTAAATGACAACAAAAAATTAATTACAGATAAGAAAATCTATGGAGATAATAACAGGTAGCATTTGTCTCTCGAATATTCCTAGAGAGGTAATGAAAAAAGTAAAGTGCAAGGATGGAATAGAGAGGGTCTTTCTCAATATTGCTGTAATTGAAAGAAAAAATAAAGGCAAGTTTGGTGACACCCACTTTGTTACTTGTGCACCACGAGAGGAAGAACGGATAGATGGTGTTAATTACATTATAGGTGATTTGAAACTTTATGAACCGCAACCTAGTGGACCAACACCAGATGAAATAGAAGCAGCGCCTCCGGCCAGTGCTGATGATTTGCCGTTTTAATGTTATATGATTTGAAAAATCCTTTGCAATGTGAGAACTTCAAGGCGAGGGTGAACAAATTGTATAAGGAGCAAAAGGTAGTGGAGTTAACCGAGAAAAAGCCTGTGAGGACTATTCAACAAAATAGATACTTGCACTTGATTATCGGTTTCTTCGCATCTCAATACGGTTGCACTCTCGAATATGCCAAGCAAAACTACTTTAAGAAACTTTGTAATAAAGATTTGTTTGTTCGAGAGACGGATGATAAGTTTCTTGGAAAAATTGAAATATTAAGAAGTAGTGCATCCCTTGACACTAGGGAGATGACAATAGCTATTGAGAGATTTAGAAATTGGGCTAGTGCAGAAGCTGGCATATATTTGCCTTCACCTAATGAAGAGGATATGCTTAATTATGCTCAACAAGAAATTGAGCGATACAACCAATATTTATGATGATAATCTTAAATAAATGATATGGATAAATTTTTAGGTCAGGACGTTCCTGAAAAAGACAGATGGCAGTTCTTAGAGGACAATGCCGATGCGGTTGAGAAAATCGGTTATACGCACCGTTTCTCACCTAACGAGTTAGCGCAAAAGAAAGAATCCCTTGCAGAGGTTTCTATCAAAGTCAATGATATTGAAACAGAGAAAAAAGAAGCAATGGTCGATTTCAAGGATCGTCTTAAGCCTTTAAATGAAGAAAAAGGAAAGCTCCTTGATAATATCAAGAAAGGTTCTGAATTTGTGGAAAATGAAGAATGTGTTAAAATCTTGTGTCATGATGAAAAGATGGCTGGTTATTATAACAAACTCGGCGAGCTTGTTTATAGTCGCCCTATAATGCCACAAGAGATGCAGAAAACAATATTTAGTATTACACGTAAAACAGGAACAGAAAATGGATAATAAATTAAACTTGATAGTGCCTAAAGATTATAGTGGTACACCTATAGAGGTAGTAGTAAGAGAAGGTAAAGCCCCCGTTGCTTTAGACCCAAAAGAGCCTTTGAATATTAGGATAAATGGTATTATTGAATCTCCTATACGATGGTTGGAAAAACGTGTTGGACTTATCAATCAGAAAGACTCTAATATTTTGGTCAATCGTGATGCAATGAGAATTGTTTTAACGGTTGACGAAACAAATTTCTATCATACTGAAATAGGCGGAAACTTAGAAGTTTCAAAAGAAATGAAAGATTTCGGCATAAATACTGAAAGGAGTTGGGACCCTATAAAATTATCTCAGTTTTTGAAGATGCACCGGACTTTCTTTACTGACAAATCCCAGAACATGCAGTTGGTATCTATTCTTAAGAACTTCAAAGCAAAAGTCAACCAGGACATTGAGAGAAGTAAAGATGAGAATGGAAGCAAGGTCGATAACTATTCACAGGTTGTTGATTTCAATCTGCCAAAATCATTCAAGCTTAGCATACCTCTTTTTAAAGGTTCTCCATGTGAAGAGATTGAAGTTGAGTTTTACGCCGATGTTGACGGTAGAGACGTCTCGTTATCACTTGTTTCTGCTGGCGCAAATGAAACAATTGAAGAATGCAAGAATAAAATTATTGATGGTCAGCTTGATCTTATCAGGAAAATTGCACCTGATATCGTGATTATTGAAGTATAGGGATAATATTTTACTCATAGCTCGTAAGCCATAACGGGGTTATGCCAACGGCACCGAAAGGAACTGCGAGCGAAATGGGGATATGGGTTAGAAAGCAAAAGACAGGGATGCTTTCTTGGAGGTTCGAGTCCTTCTATCCCCACACCATTTTTTAATTGTTTAATAGTTACCTCCAAGCGTGGGGGATATGTTAGTAGTCCGTGAGGATAACTAATATCTTATTGGAATAGGTACATTTAAAGATGTCCGGCAAGTTCGTGACTTGCCTATTCCTCTATTAGTTTAGCTCTGCAAGTTCGTAAGAATGGGCAGAGCTTTTTTTGTATAATTTCTAAACCGAGATAAAATGCTGTATAAGAGAAAAGCAAAAAAAACGACAAAACAAGTCGACTATAAAGCAAAACTTGATAAAGTTTTTTCTTTATACATTCGTTACCGTGACACTATGCCAAGTGGATATTTCCGCTGCATCAGTTGCGGTCAAATAAAGCCTTTTGCACAAGCTGATTGTGGCCACTACATTAACAGGCAACACATGGCAACACGCTTTGACGAAATGAATTGTAATGCGCAATGTCGCAAATGCAATCGCTTCGATGAGGGTAACATTCAAGGATATCGCCTAGGGTTAATTAGAAAGTATGGTGAGCAGAAAGTAGAGCTTTTGGAACTCAAGAAAAATACAACAAAGAAATATTCTGAATTTGAATATAAAGCTTTGATAAAATATTATACAGTTCTATCTAATAAGATTAAAGGAGAGAAAGGCTTATGAATGATTTGTTTGGCAATGATAAAGCACTTAAAATGCGGGATTCCAAGGGTCGGTATGCTACTCCTTTAAAGGCTTATGCTGATAAAGCAAAGAAAGATGCTGAATATTGGAAATTTACAGCAGAGAAATATAAGAGAATGTATGAGGCTGTTGTAAAAATGCTTACATACAAAGATAGAATGATTCAGAAAAAGGAAGGACATTAACATGTTAAGAGATTATCAACAAAAGGCTAGTGATGCAGCATATAATTATTTTACAGATAAGAAAGCAAAGTATAACGCATTAATGGTTCTACCTACAGGTTCTGGCAAAAGTCATATTATAGCAGATATAGCTGCAAGATTGAATGCTCCTGTGCTTATATTCCAACCGTCAAAGGAAATTTTACAACAGAATTTTGCAAAGATGCAAGCTATCCATCCTTTTGGTTGTTCAATATATTCTGCATCATTTAATCAGAAAGAAATTGGAATGATAACATTTGCTACTATCGGAAGTGTAACAGGTCATCCCGAATTGTTTGAGAAGTTCCCTTATGTAATTGTTGATGAGGCTCATTCTGTAAATCCTAAGCAAGGTATGTATAAGAACTTTTTCAATGCGATTAGAAATACTAAAATACTAGGTCTTACAGCTACGCCTTATAGGCTAACATCATATATGAACGGTTCTATGCTGAAATTTATTACTAGGACGCGTCCGAATGTGTTCAGCAAGGTGATTTATCAAGTTCAGATACAAACACTCTTAGACATGGGCTATTTGGCTAAATTGAGGTATTTCCAAATGAATATAGTCGGATGGAATGCTAATAACCTTAAATTAAACTCTACAGGTGCAGATTTTACAGATAAATCTCTGGTGGCAGAGTATGAACGGGTAGGTTTTTATGGTTATTTGGTTGATGTAGTAAAGAGATTGCTAAATCCAAAGGCTGGGAGAAATCCCCATGGTATCTTAGTCTTTACAAGATTTGTCAAAGAAGCTATGCAACTCACTCAATCCATCCCAGGTTGTGAGATAGTGACCTGGGATACTCGGAAAAAAGAACGTGAAAGGATTTTGACAGAGTTTAAGAACGGCTCAATTCCAGTTGTTGCTAATGTTGGAGTGCTTACAACGGGATTTGACTATCCAGAGCTTGATACTGTTGTTATGGCAAGGCCAACTATGAGTCTGGCAATGTATTACCAGATTGTCGGTCGTGAAATAAGACCCTATAAAGGCAAAGAGGGGTGGTTTGTTGATCTCTGTGGAAATATAGACCGGTTTGGTCATGTTGACGATTTAAGACTAGAGGATAGCGGTAAGGGTAAATGGGCTGTTTATTCTAATGGCAAGCAGTTAACTAATGTTTTATTTGGTTGATTATGGAAGGATGGATAAAGATACATCGTAAAATTCTTGACTGGGAATGGTTCGGAAAAGCAGAAATGGTTAAGCTTTTAATAATGTTTGTTTGTAAGGCGAATATTGAAGATAGGGAGTGGCAAGGTATGCTTGTTAAGCGAGGGCAATTCGTTACAAGTTTGGATAAATTAAGCGTGGAATCAGGTTTCTCAAAGCAGAAAATACGCACTTGTTTAAAACGGTTTGAAAATACGCAAGAAATAACAATCAAAACAACAAACAAATATTCTATTGTAACTATCTGTAATTATGATGATTATCAAGTTGTTGAAGACGATAATCAACACGCAGAGCAACAAACGAACAACATTCAAACAACAAACCAACAACAACAACTAAAGAATATAAAGAATATATATAAAGAAACTACTACTAAAGTAGTAGCAAAGAAAAGTCTTTCTTTGTCGCTATCTAAGAATTTAGAGAAAAGAAGTAAATCATTCTACGATTCACTAATTCCTTTTGTTTCTGTTTATGGAAAAGAAACAGTCCGTGCCTTTTACAATTATTGGACCGAGCCCAATAGGTCAAAAACCAAAATGCGCTTTGAACTTGAAAAAACATGGGATGTGGAAAGGAGACTCAATACGTGGGTAAGTAGAGATAAAATAAAATCAAATGCAAATGGAACAGATAAACGTAGAGGCTTTGAAGTCTCAGCTACTTCGGCAGAAGAATATAAGACCTCGTTTTAGATGGAATATGACAATAGATCAGGCTAAAGCTATGATGCTTGCAGCTTATCAGGCAGAAGTCGAATATAGAGGGCGAACATTTGAACCTGACAATTTAACTATTTCAAATATTGAAAAAGTAGCAATGTATCTGACCGATCCCAAAACAAAGTTTGGTATCATGTTATCCGGAAAATGTGGAAATGGAAAGACAACAATGTTGCACGCCTTCCAGTCTGCAATGAATTATCTGTCACGGACTAAGTTTTTTGACGATAAGGGTATTAGAATCATAGATGCAAAAGATATTATATCTTATGCAAAAGATACAAAGAGATATGATCCTATGCGCTCATCCGAAATGCTGGGTATTGAGGATATGGGCAGAGAGCCTACAGAAATTATGGACTATGGCAATATTCTTAATCCTGTTATAGATTTGTTGGAGTATAGGTACAGTAATCAGCTATTTACGGTTATTACTACTAACCTCACGCCAAAGGAGGTTAGGGAGAAGTATGGAGACCGTATTGCTGACCGGTTTAACGAGATGCTATGTAACATCGTGTTTGAAAACAATACTTACAGGCATTGATAGATGCCGTTTATTTTCGCTCTGACGGGATTAAATCAGTCTCGTGGGTAAATACTAATCAACTGAAAAATTAAGCGAATATGGATGCAAAGAAAAAGATTGAACGATATCTGCAGGATATGGCTAGACAAGACCCAAATTTCAAGGTTAAGTTTGAGGATAAGTCGAAGAATATAGACGAGTGTTTAAGTTTCATCAAGTCAGAGGCCAAAAAACAGGCTTCAAACGGATGTGCCGTTATAGATGATGATGTTGTGTTTGGATGGGCAGCACATTATTACCAGGAAGACCAATTAGAAGTTGACAAAGATGAAAATCTGGCTTGTGTCGTCAATATCTCAAAGAAACCTAAAAAAGCAAAAAAAAAACCTGTTGCAATGGAACTTGATTTATTCGGAGGTACAATATGAAACCAAGAACTGAAAAGGAAAAAGCAGCTGCACGCATAAATGCGATCCTCAAAGAAGATATTTCCGCCAGTGACAAGAATTTTGCCATACAGAAACTTAAAAATGAAGTTATAAACGCATTTGTTTACTTCACAATCACTGAGAAAAAGAAAGAATTTAATATAGCCAGACTATACAGGGTCTATGAGTATAGAGGAATCTATCTATTTGTTGAGATAGTAAGAAAGATTGGGGATTATTACTTTGCGAAGATGAGAGAATGCTATAATTCTTATACTTGCTATGACACATTCTCTTTCAGTTCAGATATAGAACTTAAAGAGAATAGCAGTAGTAAATATGGATACCACATTGGCGACTTATTCGATTTGTCTTACTTTATTAGGGAAAGGCATGGAGGAAAGAGAATTAAGTGTGTAAAGATGAAACCCCAAAAGTTAGCCCGGATTATTTCTATCCCTTATGGTGAAACCCTGTACAACAGGGGAGAGGATGATATTATAAGAAAACTTATATACTATCCATACACCAAAGAGTTTCTATCTTCTATCAGAATAGCAAAGAAACATGGTTTTGTGTTCACAGAAGAAAATATTTACGAATGGTTTGATATGGTATATTCTATAATCAGAACAAAGAATGACAATCACAATCCTAAATTTGTTGCGCCGGCGGACTTAAATTCTACTCACAATTTCTTCATTAAAAAATTAGAGAAAAAAATAGAGAAAGATAGAAGACATCGTGAAGAGCTTGCGCAGATAAGGGAAGAGAAGAAAGAACTTGCAAAACTAGAAAAAGAGAAGAAAGAGAATCGGTCCTATGTCAGACGCAGAAAATGTTTCTTTAACTTGATTATATCTGACAAATCATTTGATATCCATGTTTTGCGAGATGTAGCTGAATTTTTTGAAGAAGGAAAGGAAATGTGCCATTGTGTATTTTCATGTGGATATTACAAAAAAGAAGACTCTCTTATACTCTCATGCCGTGATAAGTCAGGAAACAGAGTTGAGACTATCGAGGTTGATTTACAAACATTCAAAGTTACTCAGTGTTATGGTAAATATGACCGTTTTACGAAGTACCACAAACAGATTTTACAGCTGATGAAAAAGCAGATGTATAAAATCCGGCAATGTGAAAGACCAGAGTTAAAACAGGCTGTGTAATATGAAAATACCAATAGATAAAAATACCGATGCTATGGTTTTTGCAAAAACATGGTTGGATAATAAGTTGTATTGTACACATGATGCTGATTGGAAACAATTAGCCTGTATCATAGCTGAGGCTTGCAGAGATTATTATGAGCAGAAGACAAGAACTGGATCATGAACGTTATATGCGCCATCATGAGGAGCGAAAGGCAAAGAATAGAGAGTATTACCGCTTGCATCGTGAAACTATCTTGTACAAGAAAAGATGCAGGGTGAAAATGGAATATGAAAAATTAAAATAATAAAGATTATGGAAATAATAAGAAAAAAACAAATAAAGAGCATCCTAAACAAAGTAGCAGCTAATTACCTTATTGGCATTGATGCCTTAAAAAAAGCGGATATGGAAGCTAAAGATTTTGTTGATGCCGAGAATCATTTGTCTGATAATACGATTGATATCGCAAAATCATTGGATGGTATGAGAGGTGTTAATTTTGTGAATGATTTTGTAAAAAGATATGGACAGAATTTATTCTGATATTAAATGATAAGATTATGGAAACAGATTTAAACAAATTAAGAGACCGTGCTTATAAGTGCGCATGCGACCACGGATTCCATGAAAATAAACTTAGTAATGAACATTATCTCATGCTTATTATCACTGAAATAAGTGAAGCGGTTAATGCGGATAGGAAAAATATTCACGCTGATATTTATGAATATGGTCGGTGTGACTTTAGTAAAAAAGCATTTGAAACGTTTATCAAGGATTCTGTTGAAGATGAGCTTGCCGATGTAGCGATCCGCCTACTTGACTTTGCTGGAGCAAGAAATGTAGAATATAATTTGGAATATTCATTTTATTTTATTGATCCTAAAAAAACATTTTGCGAGAATTGTTTTCGGCTTTGTCAAGAAATAACAAGTGAAAACTATTCAGATATAGGAGAGCTTATTCAGTATGTGTTGAAAGATGTTTTGGTATTTTCAAAACTATATGGTATTGACCTGCTTAAGTTCGTTGACCTAAAAATGAAGTATAATGAACTCCGCCCGTATAAAAACGGAAAGAAATATTGATTATGGAAACACCTCTTGAAACAATCCAAAGACTAAAATCTGATAAGGTGAAAAAGCATGTGTCACCAGTGCTAGTTCCCTTATCGGAGTTGAAGTGTGCCAGGATAGAACTACTTAATGATGAGCTAAACCAACTCTATAAAGATAAGAAGATAAAGATAAAAAGGCTAATAAACGAAACGGCAATAGTATGAATATTGAAAACATAAAAGAACTAAGAGAACTCAAAAGACAAAAGGAGGAAATTGAAGACAAGGAGAACCAGATGACAGTCCCTGTAGTAACCGATTTGTCTCTTGTTAAGGTTATCTATGAATGGTTCTGGGAAATCATGGAAGAAAGATGTTGCCCTCCGAGAAGAGAATCAAAAATGCAACGTAAAAAATTTCTCTTCATTATTATTAGTCTTTATTGCCCTAAATATTTTGTTGGAGCGAAAATGTCAAAAGGTCTTCGTGGCGCATTATCAAAATTATTCGGGTATAATAGCCCATCCGCTATCAGTGATCTGTGTCACAGTATTGTGGACCAATATCTAATTTACAAAGACCTGCGTCATGATGTTACTGATATTATTGACAAGATAACAGTGAGGCTTAAAAAGGAAGGATATATATGAAATTTGTAGGTAATGTAAATTCAGAGATTTAATCAGTTCCGTTTAGTTTACATTACCGAAAATTGATCTGATTTTGTTTCCTATATCTGTTATAAAAGGGTCTCTCTCTTCATCTTCAAGAGAATACCCTTCGAGTTCGTCTCCGTCACAAACCGGACTGTGAAATTTAAGTTTTGGATCTCCTAGACTAATAGTGTATAGTCCAAATGAAAGGTACAATTCTGCATCATCCATATCTATTTTTTTAGGATCAATTTTTAGGAAATGATAAAAATCTTCGATAAAAATATTATTGATAATATGCGCAATCTTGATAAAATCAGAATAGTTAATTTCGTTTTTTAAGAAAGAAGAGAAAGCTTTTGCTATTAATGATGATTTTTCTGTATCCTCACATTGGTCTAAAATGAATAAAAGTTTTTCTCCAACTTTTATTTTATATTTATTTGATTTCTCAATTTTAGAAATTATCTTATTTCGTTCCGTCTCATTGATGCTGGCAATACCATTAAGGAAAGCAATTATTTTTTTTAGAAAAAGATACGTATGTATTGAATAGGCGGTTTTTATTAAACTTACTAAAGTATTAACAATTGGAACATCCTTTAATAGCCCATTATTAATAACTGAATCAATAGTTATTTCCATTCCATTTTTTGCAATAGAGGATAGGTCACTATTTTTGATAGTATCACTAAATCGATTTACTTCATTTGGGATTCTTTCCATATTATTCTCCTTTTTCTATTTTTATCATTTTTCCACAATGAGGGCAAATAATATAATTAGCATTGCCTGCAATATCCTTTTGTGATGCAAAAAGTTGCCATATCGGTACTTCAAGAGCATTTGAGAGTTTCTCTAGTGTTGGGTATGATGGTGAAACAATCATTCTAGAAAGGCTTTCTCTTGTAATACCCAGTTTCTCAGCAAGACTTGTTATCGTGTAGCCTTTTTCTTTAATAACTTCTTTTATTCTATTCATATTTTATTGAATTTCCTGCAAAGATAATGTAAAACACGATTATGTGATATATATATATCACTAAATAATGTTAAACGTAATAAATAACATCACTAAATATTTTATTTCGTGATATATATATATTACATTTGCAGTTGTAAACAATATAAAAATATAGATTATGACAGTATATGAAAAATCAAATAGTGTAGAGACTGTTGCTTTAAACAGATTCTCTAAGAAAGAATATAAGAATGTGCTTTCACTTACAGAAAGTATTGCTGACAGGCAGAAAGTTGCACAAGAACTTATTAACTACTTATGTGATAAATACCATATAGAACGTGCATTCGTAAAAGTTGTTAGTCGCTTTCAGCCACATCGTGCATGCTCTGGTAGATTAACAAGCAAGATACTTGGTTCGTACACAGAACGGGCCCAAATAATTACCATATATAATCTAACAGCAATTAGAAAACAAACTGTATCAATAAAGACATTTGCAGGTACATTGCTTCATGAATTCATGCACCATTATGATCTGAGGTATCTAAAGCTAGGCAGCACTCTTCATACTGCCGGTTTTTATAAAAGAATATCAGATTTAGAAAACAAGTTAAACTAACATACAAAGAAAGATATGAAAACAAATTATGAAAAGCTAGCTGCTTGCATAAATAGCAGTAAAGAGATAAAAGAAGCTATTAAAACGATAATGGGTGTTTTTGCAGTAGATGAGTCAGCTGCAAGAGGCTTATTTATAGCATATTCGGCTAAAAACGAAATATGTGCCTTACATACTGCAATAAATATATAGATTATGTTAAAAACAAAAGCAGAGCGTCATAGATTAGCACTTGAACTGAAAAGAAGAAACAAGTCTAACAATAAAGAATTTTCTATGACAGTAGAAGAAGACGAGAGTCATATTATCGCATATCCGAATGATGGTCTAATTGGCAATTGTTTTCTACAGAAAATATTATTTTTTGCAGAGTACAACAATTTGTGTTTATTTGTTATAGCAGGTGCAAATAATAAGCTTAAGGTTTACATGTACTAAAAATATGTGACAATAGCTCTATTGTCGTTTATTCAATACCGAATTAATAAATTGAGTATTAATAAAGCCGTATCTTTGTGGTATGGCTTAAAAAAATAAGTTATGAAGATATTAAATTTAATCATCAAACAAAAATATTTCGATGCCATTATGGCGGGTCGTAAAGTCCAAGAATTTCGTGAGGTCAGACCCACAACAATTAAAAAATTATTGCAGCTGGATTCTGAAGGTTACGAGATAGAAGACGATGAAGGCAATGCTCAGCCAATAAAGTATGATGCAATAGCATTTGCCGTTGGTTATGCCAAGGATCGTGATACAGCTCTGGTAGAGGTTAAATCAGCTTATTGTGAGATTTTCACGAAAGAAGATGATGAGCCTATAACTTACGAGTCCGGCCGGGACAAAAAGACAGGTGAGCCACTAGTATGGGTAGCAGAGCAGGTTGTATTCAATCTGGGCAAGATCTTAGAGCATAACATACGAGAAAAGTCTATAAGAGTTTAGTTTTAGAAAGGTAAAAAGATTATGGCAAGAAGATCAGGTCAATCGATTAAAGGTCGTATAGCTGGTGCAACAAAATCTTACATGGGTAATTCGGGCAGGCACCAACTTGTTGCAGGTAATAAGTTGGGCAGTCACGATCAGGTAAGACGCCAGATACGGTCATCCATGGGCTTATCAGCAGGTTAAGCAATGGGATTAATGGATAACACAAAAAAAGTGATACAGACTATCAGGGTAAAATCTGATAGCTGTATCCTTTTTTGTTCTCTGGGTAAGGACTCTTTGGTAACGTTGGATTTAATATATCCAAAGTTTGAGAGAGTGATATGTGTGTTCATGTATTTTGTGCCTGGACTAAAGCATATCCAAAGATGGATAGACTGGCTAAAGGCCAAATATCCCAAAGTGGAGTTCATAGAAGTGCCACATTGGAATCTCACGTATATACTTCGTAGCGGGCTGTATTGTGTCCCTAACCCAAAGATTAAGTTGCTTAAACTTGCAGATGTAGTGAAGTCTGTCAGATTACAGACGGGTATTTATTATACGTTCTTGGGGATGAAGAAAGCGGACAGCATGAACCGTAATTTGATGCTTAAGGGATATGAGGCACAATGTTATGAAAATAACGGATTGGTTTATCCCTTGGCAGAATGGACGCAGAAGGATGTCTTAGCATATATGAAGATGAGACACCTGCCACAACCAATTCGTTACTCCCTTAAAGCAAGTTCAGGAATAGGTTTTAATCTTGACTGCATGATGTGGCTCGAAAAGAACTTTCCGCAAGATTTACAAAAAATTTACAAAGTGTTTCCAATGTCAGAAAGAGTACTTTGGGAACATGATAACAGAAAGGAATGATTATTATGGCAAGAAGAAAAACATCAGCATACACCGAAAATCAGTATGCAAGAGTTAAAGTAGCATTAGCTCAAAGGACACCTAATCCATCTGTTGGACTTTCTAGTTTGGAAAATATGGGTGGTAGAAAAGGAGTCATAGCTAATAGATATGCCAGGGCTACAGGTGCATATATGAGAAGAAGGACTGCATCGAGAGGAATGAGTAATGGATAATTGTCGTTTATAAAGTATTTTCTTTATCAGAGAGAATACTTTGGCAGCATAATAATGAAACTAAAGGATAACAATCATGGCAAGAAAGAAATCATTCAATGATATACAGAACCAAGCAAATAGATTGATTTCTGCGAATAGTAGTTCTATGTATGGTTCTCCTAGAAGAGAAAACCAGATAAGTGATACTTTTTCAAAATATTTTCATAATTTACAAAAGACGCCCTCTGTGAAAAATGCGAGGAAGTCGTATTTGAAAATGCGAGAAAGTGGAAACCAAAAAGGTGTTGAAAAGTTAAGAAGTAAAATGTCTAATTACAAATTTCCTCGTTCCACTTACATGGGCTTGAATAATGGGTAAAAAGAAAGGATAACACAATGGATTTAAGCAAGATTTTTAGCAGTGAAACGAGGATAATCAACCGTTCAAAAATTCAATTTGCATTATACAACCCTCGTATAATAAGCGATGAGGGGAAAAAGCAGATAAAGCGTTCCGTAAAAAAATATGGGATGCTTGGCGGCATAGTTATAAATTCTCACACCGAAAATACGGTAGTCAGTGGTCATCAGCGTATCAGCGTTCTCGATGAAATGGCAAAGTATAATCCAGAAACGCACGATAATGATTATCAGATAAAGGCCGAATTTATAGACGTTGATATAAAAACGGAAAAGCAGTTGAACGTCTTGCTTAATAATCCAAATGTAGGTGGCGAATATGACAGTCAGAAATTGCGTGAGCTTATTCCTGATATAGATTATAAAGATGCCGGTCTCACAGATGCAGACTTATCTTTGATAGGATGTGATTATCTCTTCAAGACTGAGGACGAAAATAACTTGTCAGATGCGATTGATACTCTTACAGCACCAATAAAAGAAGAAAAGGCTGCAGAGAAAGAAGCCAAGACTCAGCACATGAAAGATGTAAAGGCCAAGGTAAAAGAAGCTGCTACAGAACAAGCTGAAAAAATGGATTCTTATATCATGTTAACCTTTGATACCTTACAGGCGAAAGAAGAATTTTTACAGAGATTCGGATATACTCCAGATATGAAGTTCATAAAGGGAGAGGATTTCGATGAGAGATGTGAAGCAGTATTGGATTAACAAAATTATATGACTATGGCACGACCAAAGAAATTCAATTATGACTCAGATGAGTTTTATGATGAAATATTTGCATTGGCAATCCAAGGATTGAATGATGCGGAGGTAGCCGATGCCCTGGAAGAAAAGTTTGGAACAAAGTTATCTCCAGAAGTATTTTCCACGATGAAAAATGGCAACTACGCTCAATGGAATAAGCATGAGAATAAACGTAGAAGCGAGCGATTAAATAAAGTCTTGGCGCGTGGACGTAGAAAAATCAATGCTGTTGTGCGTGGAGCTTACCTTAAAGCTGCATTGGGTGGAAAGAAATTAAAGAACAAATCAACAACTACAAGACATCTCCGTATGCCTGACGGTACATTGAGTGAAACCGAAGAAATCCAGAGAACGGATCAGGAAATAGAGCAAGCTCCTAATATGCAAGCTCTCTCTACTTGGCTATACCACCATGATGACGAGTGGCGAAAGGTAGAGCGCAAGGAAGAAGATGATAAGAATATACCTACTCCTGACAGCATCGAGCATGGAATTGATATAGACAGTTGGATAAAAGACAAAGTAAAGGAATGATAGAGACACAAGCCATATATGATCCTTTGTACTGTAATAAGGATAAGTTTATTATTCTTATTACGGGAGGTCGTGGTAGTGGAAAATCATTCAATGTTTCTACCTATCTGGAGCGGCTTACATTTGTCATGACTCCTGCTCAAAAAATAGCCCATCAGATTCTATATACTCGTTATACAATGGTATCTGCAGGCATCTCTATTATCCCGGAATTTTTGGAAAAGGCAGAATTGGATGGGACGCAGAAATACTTTAAGGTGCGAAAGAATGATGTCAGGAATAAGATGACAGGTTCAAATGTCATGTTCAGAGGTATCAAGACATCTTCTGGCAATCAAACTGCAAAGCTTAAATCAATCAAGGGACTTAGTGGATTTGTTGTTGATGAAGCGGAAGAGTTCACATCAGAAAAGGACTTTGAGACTATAGAGCTTTCTATTCGCCAGCAGGGGATACAGAACTTTGTGATTATCGTAATGAACCCTACAGATAACAATCATTGGGTTTATAAGAAGTATATCGAGAAAACTCACAAGATAGTTTATTACGATGGCGTTCCTGTTCAGATCAGTACGCACCCCAATGTGCTGCACATCCATACTACATATATGGATAATATCAATAATCTTTCTCCGGAGTTCTTGAATGAGATATATAGGATGAAAGAGGAAGAGCCTGAGAAATATGCTCATATTGTGATTGGTCAGTGGTCTGATGTTGCTGAGGGTGCTATTTTCAAGACAATATACGAATGTAACGAGTTCCCGGAATGGTGTGATAAACAGGCACTCGCACAAGATTACGGATTTACTCATGATCCAACTGCTATTATACGGTGTGGAGTTTCTGGTAAAGACTTGTATTTTGACGAAATCTGTTACCGGACAGGAATGCTAACAGACGAAATAATTAAGGAGGATAAGAAATATGATCTTTCTGTCATGTCAGAATCGGCTGACCCAAGATTGATAATTGAAATAGCTTTAGGAGGTGTGAATATATATGCAGTTGAGAAAGAACCGGGTTCTATTATTGCAGGTCTTGATTTTATGCAAGGTTATCGTATTCACGTCACAAAACGGTCTTTCAATTTGCTTAAGGAGTTCCGCAACTATGTATGGGATAAAGATAAAGACGGTAACTATATAAACCAGCCTGTAGACGCCTGGAACCATGGAATAGACGCCTGTAGGTACTACTGTATTGGTAAATTATTAGGCAAAATAAAGATTAATCAGGATAACTCTAAATATTTTTAATTATGGCATTGATAGATGAAATATTGAAATTGCCAACCGTAATGGAACGTGTTGGCAAACTTAAGATGGGAAGGGGATGGAGATGCATACCTGATACCTCGGAGAATATAAAAAACTGGTTGATCGAAGGCCATGAAATTTTCGATAAGAAAAAATATCCGGATAATAAAGTAGTAATTAAAAAGGGTAAGAAGATTGTAGATTCACGAACAGGCAAGACTATTACCACTGATGATAAGACAGAAACACAATATGCTAACAGAATAGCCCTTCCAATAGAGCAGGATATTGTTAATATTCAGGTTGGTTTCGGAGTAGGGCTGGAACCGACTCTGGATTGCCAGACAAAAAATGACGCTGAAAATGCTGTATTGAGTGCTTTGAAGCAAACAATGAAGAAGAACCGTTGTAAGTTCGCCAACAAGAAAGAGATGCGTTCGTGGCTGTCAGAGCAGGAAGTGGCTGAATATTGGTATGTTGTTCCTGATACGGATAACTTCTGGTCTAAGATCGATGATACTTCATATAATATTTTAAAACCAAAATACCGGCTCAAATCAGCTGTATGGTCTCCCTTCCGAGGTGATAAGTTATATCCCTTCTTTGAAGGCGAGGATATGACAGGATTCTTAAGGGAATATACTAAGATCGATGATAATCAAATGAGATTAACCTGTTACATGCTGATAACAAAAGATCGGGTTTATCTGTGGAATCAAGATGCATCAGCACAAGGTGGCTTCTTGGAAAGTAGCTTTGCTCATGGATTTTCAAAGTTGCCGGTCCTTTATACTTATCGACCGAAAACTTATTGTCATAATATAAAGAGCATGCGTGAAAGGCTGGAAAAGACACTTTCAAGTTATGGTGATTGCCTTGATCGTAATTTCTTCCCGTATCTTCTTCTTCATGGTGAAGTCGAAAATGTTAGTGGAAAGCTTAGAAATCATACTATACAGATGAATGGAGATGGGGCAAGTGCAACCTATCTGACATGGGATCAAGTACCGGATACCGTCAAGTTTGAAGTAGAGACATATCTTAATCAGATATATTCAATGACATCAACGCCAAGAATTTCCTTTGAGAATTTGAAAGGACTTACTGCAGCAAGTGGGGTAGCCTTTAAATTCTATTTCATGGGTGCAGACATGCAGGAGTCCAATAACGAAGAGGATTTTGGAGAATTTTTACAGAGACGTATTAACTTTTTGATATCTGCTTTAGGAACAATAAATGCCAGCCTCTATCTACCGTCACAGACATTGGATGTAGAAACGGCAATGCAGCCTTATCAAATAGATAATATCAGTGATAAGGTAACAACAGCCGTTAGTGCTCATAACGGTGGTATATGGTCCAGAAAACATGCCATGATATTTGCTGGTCAGATAGAGCACATAGATGAAGAAATGAAAGAGATTGAAGAGGAAGAAGCTCAAAAGGCTGAAAATAATAAAAAGATACAAAACAACAAAAAACAAGCAATAGTTTAGTACTCCGTATTTAACACAAATGGTATTCGCTAATTGATAACGAAATATAATGCCAGGAAGGAGGTGTTTACAATGTAGAAGAAAGGGTTTGTGGTTGCTCAAGGAAACTGCTAACTGATAAGGCGCAAGGTTAATCCCCTGCGCTTTTTTATTTATAAATGTTAAAGTTGCAAAATAGTTACTTTTATGTTTGCTTTATAGTAACAAAATGGTTACCTTTGTAATGATTAAAGTTCTTTGAAATTATGAAGTATTCAGAATTGAAGAGGATTCTGCGTAAAAACGGATGTTCTTTTGACCATAGTGGTGGTAATCATGAAATATGGTTTTCACACATT